ATATTTATAAAGGAGAAGAGTTTATAACGGTAACTACAGGAACAACAAATCCAGGAACAAGCATTCTAAAAGGCGGATTCAAAAGATATAACAGAGTAGGCGCAGCAGTTGTTAAATCCAATGAATGGTATTACGATATTTATAAATACGGATTACATAACAGAAAGATGGAAGCATTAAGGCAGAGATCATCTAAGCCAATCTTATATTATAGAGATGGAGATATGGATGGAAAGAGCGAAGAGAAAGGCAAACTTGAAAGCGGAGTTATTTATACAAACTTTCATGGATCAACTTACAGAAAAGGATCATTATTAGAAAGAGATAATATTAACGGATGGTCAGCAGGCTGTTTAGTATGCAATAAAAATGCTGAGTATGAAGCGCTGATAAAAATGTTTAAGGATAGCAAGCAGAGATATTTCAGCCTTTGCCTGATCAAAGAATTTTAAATTAAATAATATGTTTAACATGAAAAATGCAATAAAGCCTATTGAGGTTAATGTAGATACAAAGAACTTTGATGTTCAATTTGTAAGAGATAAGAAGAAAGGAAAAACGTATATCGAAATCGATACAGATTCTGTCGATATTGTTTACCAAAAAAACGGAGATGTCAAGATCTTTAAATTAGATACTGAAAGCGATATTCTGGATATTGAAATCAAAACAGATAAGGATGGAACAAAAGTAGATGTTTCTTCCAAAGTTAATTGGATTGGAAAAGTCGTTAGTTGGTTCTTAACAAGAAAAGCAAGAAGATTAGCAAAGAAGGCTAAAAAATGAAAGTCGAAAGGATAAGCAAAAACATAGCGCAGTTTTTAACAGATAAACAAAAAAATAAGGTTGCTATATTAAGCGATTTGCATTGGGATAATCCTCATTGCAATAGAGAACTTTTAAAAGCGCATCTTGATTATTGTTTAGAGCATAACATTCCTGTATTTATTAATGGAGACATGTTTTGCTTGATGCAAGGGAAAGGCGACAGAAGAGGAAATAAATCTGATGTAAGGCCTGAACACGCATTCAATAATTATTTTGATTCAATAATAAAAACTGCGGTTGATTGGTTTACGCCATATGCTCATATAATTAAGTTGATTGGTTACGGAAATCACGAAACATCAATTATCAAGCATCAGGAAACAGATATAATTGCCAGGTTTGTAGATCTTCTAAATTACAAATGTAATTCAAATGTTTTAACAGGAGGTTATGGGGGTTGGATTTGGTTTGCTTATCGCAATGGCAACATGAGAAAAGGAATAAAGATGAAATATTTTCACGGAGCAGGCGGAGGCGGAGCAGTAACTAAAGGAGCAATTAATCTGACAAGAGCGCTTGCAATGTATGAAGCGGAAATCTTTACAATGGGGCATATTCACGAGAACGCAGCGAGAACTGACGCAAAAGAGATCCTGCAATTTTCTAAAAAAGGATGCGAAATTAAACATCAATATATTCATTCCATGATTACAGGAACATATAAAGATGAATATAGTATTGGGAATTCTGGATTTCATATAGAAAAAGGAAGGCCAATAAAAATATTAGGAGGTAGAATTTTAACATTAAATTTTCAAAGAAAATATATAAACAATATCAGAGTATTAAATTGCGCAATTGATTCGCATCAATTTCCGATAAGTTAATTATATTTGTATTGCAAATTAAGGGGCCAAAAGCCTAATATTTGCGGATTATGTGTAAAGCCCTATCATTAATTTGGTAGGGTTTTTTTAATTTCTTAATGTTTTTTTGTCAAAAAGTTTGTTTTATTGTTGAAAATAATTATATTTGAGTTCAAATTATTAACAATATAGAATATGTATAAAGAAGAAAACATCAAAAGAGTAATCCATGAAACTCAATATTGGGCAGAATGGTTAGAAAAGCAAAGATCAGAATTATCTAATAATACTGCTCAAATGTCAGGATCTGAGAAATATCCTATTGAAGCAGGAGGATTATCTTCAATGCTGCAAACTGCAATATTTAAATTAAATCAAGTAGAAAAAATATTAAACGATGAAATGTAATGAAAAATAGAAATCTAAATCATAGCGATAATTGGGAAACGCCTAAAGAACTTTTTGATAAGTTAAACAATGAGTTTAATTTTAACTTTGATCCATGCCCAATAAATCACGATACTAATAAATGGGATGGCTTACAAATAGAATGGAAAGAAAAAAATTTTATTAATCCTCCTTATAGCAGAAAACTAAAAGAATTATTTGTTAAAAAAGCAATAGAAGAATCAAAAAAAGGTAAACTATGTGTATTGCTTTTGCCAGTATCAACAAGCACTAAATTATTTCATGAACATATTTTGCCAAATAAAAAAGAAATAAGATTTATAAAAGGCAGGGTAAAATTTATAGGTTACAATACATTCGGAGAAAAAGTTACAAATAAAGCAGGAATGCATGATAGCATGATAGTAATATTAAAATAAAATAAGATGAACATTAATATAGAAACGCCAGGAGGATCGCATTACTTTCAGATACTTGAATTTCAAGGCGAAAAATTATACAGAAGGCAATCTTATTATTATAAATTATTTAGATGCGTTCCTGCATTCGTATTTGAATCAGAAGAGGAATTTTTAAAGGAGTTAAATAAATATAAAGCAAAAGAAATATGAAACCTAAAGTAAAGAATTGGATTAAACAATTAGAGAACGGAAACATCAAAACGAACACAACTAAGATCCTTTATGCGATTTGCAAACATACCTATCGAGGAAAAGGATATACAAACGTAAATCAACTAAGAACAGAACTTAATTTACCGCATCAAACATTGACTGCAATTTTAAGCATGGTTCAGGATGAAGGCATGATTGATATGTTTGGAGAAGTAGAAATCAATAAAAGCAAATATCAAAAAATTAGATATGCAAAGCCTGGAGAAAGAGAAGCGCTGATCTATAACAGAAGAATAGATAAGTTCAATCAATGGCTTAAAAGAGGAACTGAAGGAGAATACAAAGATCTATTTATTAATTATTTAAAATCAATATAATCATGAGAAAAGAAGATAAGATTAAGAAGTTAGTTTTAGGAGAAAACAAATTCAATAAACTAAAAGAAAATAAGGAGAACATCCTGATCACAAAAGAAGAAGCGGAAAAGATTAAGCAATTAACTGAAGCAGCAAAATATTGGGATAATTTTAATTTTGATTTGTATTTAAAAAGGTTTGAATCATGAAAGTTTATAAAATAACATACAAGGCGAAAGATCATTCAGGCGCTTGGAGGAAGAAGTTTTCATTGAGATATGCGAACACAGAAGATGAAGCAGTTAGCCAAATAGATGCGCATCATTCTTTGATCATCCAAGTTGAGTTCTTAGGATATAAAGTAGAAAGGAAATCAAAGGATTCAAAAGAATCATTATCTTCTGATTATCCTGGTAAAAAATAATTATATTTAGCAGCATTTTTTTCATCCTGCAAAAGAACAAAAATTTGATATGGCTGATATAAATGGATCATAAAACAAAAGAAAATTACAAATTAATACTTAATAAAATTATATGAAATTACTTATAGAAGAGGATTATTTTAACAAGGTTCTTGATATCATAAATGATTATCAATTAATCAAACAAGATAGAAAAGCGAATAAGGTTTATCAACGGGCTTATTTATACCATTATCTTTATTCTAAGGGCATGACTCTTCAGGAGATAGGCAAACTATTCAAACGCAATCATGCAACGATTATGAACGGCTTAAAAGTATATAAGCAGATGATGGAAACAAATAACAAAGGATTTGAATTTGCAGTTATTGAGATTGCAAATCAATTGAAAGGAGATAATATATTTGAAGATCCGTTAGTTATGGATATTCATAAAGCATTATCATTGAATAGTTGCATAGAATGCAAGAAAATTCTTAGAACATTATTTAAGAGTTTAACAGGAGTAAGCCATCGTAAAATTCAAAAATTATTAAATTAGCAAAAACATAGAATATGGAAAACAAAAAATCTTTCATCTTATATGCTGATATTCATTCAACGATTCAGCATCTAACAGATGAGAAAGCAGGAGAATTATTTAAACTAATCCTGGCATATGTAAATGATGAAGATCCTGAAGTCAATGATATTGTTTTAAAGATCGCATTTGAACCGATTAAACAACAATTAAAAAGGGATTTAACCATTTGGAAGAACAAAAGAAACATCAGAGCAGAAGCAGGAAGAAAGGGCGGTTTAGCAAAATCAAGCAATGCTAGGCAAAAGTTAGCAAACCTGCCTGTTAATGTTAATGTTAATGTAAATGATATATCTAAAGATATATATAGGGAGTTTAATCATCTTTCAATTTCTATGGATGAATACATGAAATTATTGGAGCATTATAAAAAAGAAAACATTGATGATGTTTTGGATTCAATTGAAAATTATAAGCAGAATAAAAAATATAAATCATTATATTTAACGGCAAAGAATTGGTTGAAAAGGGATTACAAGAAACAAGAATCATCCGTTGATCCATTAGTTAATTATGTTAAAAGCCAAATGAATGATAATAAATAAAGGAGCATCAATATCTTACCTGGAAGATTATAAGGAAGGAAGAATTAAATTAGGTTTAGGAATTGGAGCAGCATTAGATGATTATCTTAGATTTAAAAGAAAGCAATTAAACATAATTTTAGGACATGACAACGTTGGTAAGACATACTGGTTTCAATGGTATATGCTAAATTTAGCATTAAGGCATGGTTTAAAGTTCTGCATTTGGAGTGGAGAGAATCAATCAGGGCAAGTTCTAAGAGATCTGATTCAAATGTATAGAGGAAAGCATTTCAAAGATTTAAGCCTTCAGCAGATAAGATCTTCTTCTGCATATTTAGAGCAGTTCTTTACATTCGTAGATAACAGAAAATTATATAAGCCTGAAGAGTTATTAAAAATATTTAAGGATGTTGAATGCGATGCTTGTATTATTGATCCATTTACAGGATTAGATCGATCAATGACTTATGAAGGTAATTACAAATTCTTAAATATATGCAGGCAATTCTGCAACATAACAGGCAAAACAATTTATATTGCATCTCATCCAAATACGGAATCAGGAAGAAGCGGAAATCTTTACCCTGAAAATCATGAGTGGAAAGGGCATCTCAAACCGCCATTAAAAGATCACATTGAAGGTGGTAAGAGTTTTTTAAATCGTTGCGATGACATGATTGTTATTCATAGACTGATAAAACACGAAACAATGAAATATGAAACAATGATATCAACTGAAAAGATAAAAGATAAAGATTCAGGAGGAGCATTAACGGAATTAAATATGCCAATTTTACATAACTTTAACTCAGGATTAGGATTTAAAGTTCATGGAGTTGATCCTTTAGAACAATTTAGAATATAATAAAACAAAAAATATGATAGAATTAATTAATGCAAAAATAGGATTAGAAAAGGTATTTCTCAGGGCAAAGAATACATTAGAAGAATTAAAAGAGAAGCATCCAAACAGAAAGGATCTAATTGATAAACAGGAAGATTCATTGGAGGAATTGGCTAATGCTAAATATATCCTGCATCGAATGGATTTAAGATGCATGAGTTTATCTTCTGAATTATATCGGAATAATAGAATGCTCCTGGAAATGCAAACAGAAATCAAAGAACTAAAAGAAATAAATCAAAAATTAATAAATCAAATAAAAATATGAATATAACAAATGAAGATAATATGCAACTAATGTCAAGGTATGAAGATAATTACTTTGATTTGGCTATTGTTGACCCTCCATATGGTATAGGAGCAGACAAAGAAAAAGTAACTCCGAAGAACCATACTTGGAAGAATAAAAAAAATAAAGGCTATAAGGCTAAAGGCTGGGATAAAAATATACCTACGGATAAATACTTTAAGGAACTAAAAAGAGTTTCAAAAAATCAGATTATTTGGGGTGGTAATTATTACGGATTAATTGGTGGTTATATTTTTTGGAATAAAAAAGAAACAATGCCAACTTATTCTAAGGGAGAACTTGCTTGGACTTCATTATTTAATAGGGTTGATTTATTTGAAATGTTATGGAGTGGATACAAGAAAGAAGTACAAGAAAAACGGATACACCCAACACAAAAGCCTGTTAAACTTTACGAATGGCTTTTAATGAATTACGCAAAGGAGGGAGATAAGATTTTAGATACTCATTTGGGGAGTGGCTCAATAGCAATAGCCTGCCATAACTTAGGATATGATTTAACTGCTTGCGAATTAGATGAAGAATACTATAATAAAGCAATTAAAAGATTAAATAATCATACTGCTCAATTAAGAATCTGTTAAAAATATAAATTATGCCAAGATGTAAAAATTGTAAAGAGAAGTTTGAAGCAATGCATTTTAATCAAAAATATTGCGCTAAAGATGAATGCATGGATGCATGGATTAAATCAGCAAAGGAGGTTCAATGGAAGAAGAAGAAAAAGCGAATGAAAGAAGAACTTAAAACAATAAGCGATTACATTAAAGAAGCGCAGAAATGGGTTAATCGATTTGTTAGGTTAAGAGATAAGGATAAGAATTGCGTAAGTTGTAATTCTCCATTAACAGGAAAGTTTGATGCAGGCCATTTCTTTTCCGCAGGAGGGCATGGATCAGTTAGATTTGATGTTAGAAACATACATGGGCAGTGTGTTTATTGCAATCAATATGAGCATGGCAATCTGTTTAAATATCATAAGGAACTATTAAACAGAATAGGATCAGAAGAATTTAATAAATTAGAGCAAAAAAGCAAAGGAGTTCATAAATGGGATAAGGAAGAACTCAAAAATATCATAAAAGAATTTAAAGAAAAATGCAAAATTATTGAGGATAATTCATAAATTATTCTTAATTTTATCAACATAAAGGAATATTAATTAAAAACAAGTTATATGAGCAAAACAACTGACAAGGTCATTGACCTTATGGAAAAGGATAATGCTGCATCCTTAAATAGCAGCCTTCCAAAAGATAACATTTACAAAAGCCTGGCAGCATTCCAACAAGAATGCCCTGTAGTTTATAAAGGAACTAAAGGATATGGCTATTCATATGCAGATCTTCCTGCAATATTTGAGGTTATCATGCCATTATTAAAGAAGCATAACTTAGGCTTTACTCAATTAGTGGAAGGAACAGAATTAAGAACAATCTTATTTCATACAAAATCAGGCGCTAAAATAGAATCATGCTCTGCAATTCCGCAGGATGTTCAATTAAAAGGCATGAATGCATTCCAAGTTTATGGATCTGCAATTACTTACTTTCGTAGATACGCATTGTCAAGCATTCTTGGAATCGTTACTGATAAGGATACAGATGCTTCAGGAGAGCAAATCAATTCAGAAAAACCAAATATTAAATTTAAAAAAGGCGCTTTAACTGATATGCAATTTGCAAGAGCAATTGAAAGCATAAAATCAGGCGATTACTCAAAGGAACAATTGCTTAAAACATTTAAATTAAACGCTAATCAAAAAAACGAATTGGAAAATGTATAAAGCAAGATGTTCTTCTATTGGATTGATCATGACTAATCCAAGAAGTAAAAAAGAAAAGTTATCTCAAACAACTAAGAATCATATTAAGGAGATAATTATCCAAGATAAGTTTGGAAAATACAAAGATTTTTGGAGCAAATATACAGACAAAGGGAACGAGGTTGAGGAAGATGGCATACAATTATGCAATGAGGTTCTTGATTTTGATTTTTTATATAAGAACCATGAGAAATTTGAGAATGATTGGATCAAGGGAACGCCTGATGTAAACACGAATGAAACGCTTATCGATATTAAAAGCAGTTTCGATGCCTTTACATTTCCATTTTTTGAGGATAAGATTCCAAATAAGAATTACATGTTTCAGTTGCAAGGGTATATGTGGCTTACAGGCAAAAGCAAATCATATCTTTGCTATTGTTTGCTTGATACTCCTGAGCAGATGATCGAGGATGAAATCAGAAGAGAACATTGGAAGCATAAATCAATCGATGAAGATCCTAAGATCAGAGAATACGTTGAAAACAATCATACATTCGGAAACATTCCAGGAGAATTAAGAGTTAAAACTTTTGAAATCGATTTCGATCCTGAAATAATAGAACAGATTAAGGCAAGGATTGAGGATTGCAGAGAATATTATGATCAGTTAAATGAGTTATTAACAATTAAAGATGTAGAAAATGCCTGATAATCCAAAAGAAGAAACGAAAATCTTCATTGAATATCCTGAAGTTCATTCTTATCAATTCGATAAAAAAGCGAATGATATTTATATTACATTTTATGATGATATAATGGAGAAAGAATATACTATGCTGATGGAAGCGCAGAAGTTCATCGAATGGTTTGGATCAAAAGAGATCGCAGAGATAAAAGAAAACACAATAAAAATAATAGAAAAGTTATGAGCGAAGAGAAAAAAAGCCTTGTCACTCAAGCAGAGGAAAGAGATCGAACTATCGGTTATCTTTTAGGAATTCAGGATGCAAATAAGATCCTGATGGATTTGGTTGAAAATAATCCAAATGACAAGCAGTTAGGAAAAGAAGTTAGAAGAATAATGTTAAATAAGAAAAATAAAAAAGATGGAAAATAACTATCAGAACAAAGGCGTTGCCTTCAAGAACAAATGGAAAAAAACGGATCGCCATCCTGATTATAAAGGGAAAGGAAATTTCAAAGGAGTAGAATTTGAATTTGCTGCATGGAAAAAAAACGGAGAAGAAGATCAAATCAACTTTACTTTTTCAGAACCATATGTTAAAGAAGAACCAACGATCAAAGAATATGCAGAGAATAAATCTGAAAAGCAGATATATGAAGATAAAATAATCAATCAATCTGATGGATTACCATTTTAAATAACTATATTTGTATTTCATATTCTATGTTTTATTGATTAATAAGAAAGGCCTGACATTAATTTGTTAGGCTTTTTTTATACCTTTACATTGTGGAATGGTTCAAACAGATAACAAAATACCATCATGAATGGGTTGCAATCATAAAAAGTTTTGGCGCTAAAGATCATGCAGAGGATATAGTTCAGGAGGTTTACATTAGATTATTAGATAGAGCAGATAAAGATAAACTATTTAATGACGGAAAATTAAACAAGGCATTTATATATTTTGCATTGAGAAATACATGGATTGATATTAAAAGAAAACAGAGAAGCAACAGAGAAAATAAAAACAGAATAGAATTGGTTTATTTTAAGCAATATAAAAACGATCCTAAATACAAAGAAGATAATTTTTTAAGCATGGAAATAGAGGAATTAAATCAAAAGCAGAAGCATAATAAATACGAAATCATATTAAACAAGATCAATGAAGAGATTGATTCCTGGCATTGGTACGATTCAATGTTATTTAAAGAATATGTATCTTCAGGAAAGAGCATTAGAACATTAGCAAAGGAAACAAAGATTTCAAGAGATTCAATCTTCCAAACTTTAAAGAATTGCAAAACACGAATCAAGAATGTAATTGGAGAAGATTGGGAGGATTTCAGAAACAAGGATTATCACTTAATTAAAGCAGAATGAAAACATATTATTTTTACATAAAAAATGATCAGGATAAAGAACCAATTAACATTATTAGAGCGGTTGATCTTCATGAAGCAATACGATTATTTTGTATGCAGAAGCAATTGGAAGAAGAGGATTTTTTAGAAATATATCAAGTAGAATTAAATTAATTATGATCGAAAGCATTAAACATCTTTTAGGAATATGCGGAGAACCGCATATAAATATATTTAGCGGAGCGCTTATTATATTAATAACTTTTATTATTTATAAATTAAAATTAAAACAATGGCAAAAAAGAAAGCAGTAAAAAAGAAGAGCGAAGGATTGGGAGATACTATTGATAAGATCACAACAAAAACAGGCATAAAAAAATTAGTCAAATTTGTTGCAGGAGAAGATTGCGGATGCGAAGAGCGCCGCAAAAAATTAAATTCATTATTCAGTTATGCTCCAACAATTGAATGCTTGCAGGAAGATGAATATCATGTTTTGAACGGATGGTTTGCAATCGAAAGGAACACTTGTTCGCCTTCAGAGCAGGCAGAATTAAGAAAGATATATAACAGAGTATTTAATAAAAGAACATCTCCATCAAGTTGTTCATCATGCGTTAGAGATATGATTGACAGATTGAGATCAGTATATAATGAGTATGAAGGTAAAAACGTATAAAATAAAAAGCAATCCTAACAATCCTCGATTGATTAAGGATGATAAATTCAGGAAGTTAGTTAAGAGCATTAAGGATTTTCCTGAAATGTTAGAGAAGCGGCCTTTAGTTTGCTCAACAGATGAAGAAGGCAATTACATTGTATTAGGCGGCAATATGCGATTAAAAGCATCTAAGGAAGCAGGATTAAAAGAGATGCCAATTATACTTGCTGATGATTGGAGCGAAGAGCAGAGGAAAGAATTTATCATAAAAGACAATGTTGGATTTGGGGAATGGGATTGGGACGATCTTGCAAACGAATGGAATCTTGAAGATTTACAAGATTGGGGATTGGATCTTCCTGGAGATTTAACATTTGAAGAACTCGAAGCAGAGGAGGATGATTATAAAATGCCTGATGAAATAAAAACGGATATTGTTAAAGGCGATATAATAGAAATCGGAGAGCATCGATTAATGTGCGGAGATAGTACAAATTCAGATGATGTTGCAAAGTTAATGAATGGAGAAAAGGCAGATATGGTTTTTACTGACCCTCCTTATGGAATGAACGCAGTAAGTAAAAGTGGTGTTTTAAGTAAGAATTATAAAACCGATATTTTAGGAGATGACGATACTGACGCAGCAAAAGATTCATTTAATTTAATTTATAATTTATTTCAAAACGCTTTGCATATTTGGTGGGGTGCAAATTATTATTCTTCTTGTTTACCAGATTCTGAATGTTGGATAGTTTGGGATAAAAACAACGGACAAAGTGACCAAACTGACTGTGAACTTGCTTGGTCAAACGCAAGAAGTGTAGTAAGACAATTTACAAAAGCATCTGAAAAAACAAATCGTGTACATCCAACACAAAAACCTTGTGAACTTATTTCTTGGTCAATTAATAAATTTAAAAGCGAATCAAAAATAATTGCAGACTTTTTTCTTGGTAGTGGTTCAACAATGGTAGCAGCACACCAACTAAAAAGGAAATGTTACGGAATGGAACTTGATGAGAAATACTGCCAAGTAATCATTGACAGAATGTTAAAACTTGATGAAGATTTAGAAGTAAAAATAAACGGAAAGACATATGGCAAATGAAGAAAATTTAATTCCTTTTAAAAAAGGGCAAAGCGGCAATCCTAAAGGAAGACCAAAAGGATCAAAGAACAGATCAACAATTGCAAAGAAATGGTTAGAGATGACAGAGAAGGCAAGGAATCCAATAACAGGCGAAGAAGAGATTTTAACGCAAGAGGATTTGATATCATTAGCGCAATTGAAAAAAGCAAGGAACGGAGATCGATACGGATATGATAAACTGATGGATTCAGCATACGGATCTCCAATTCAGCAGATAGATCAAAACATAACAGAGCAGCCATTATTTCCTGATGTTCAAGAGGACGAAAGCGATCAATAAAATACTTGCTTTAAAAAAGCGAATTAAGATAGTTCAGGGAGGAACATCCGCAGGAAAAACCTACGGCATAATTCCGATACTTATAAACAAGGCAATACAAACGCCAGGCTTAGAAATATCAATTGTATCAGAAAGCATTCCGCATTTAAGGAGAGGCTGCCTAAAGGATTGCATTAAGATCTTAAAAGATACAAACAGATATAATGAGAATCAATATAACAGATCGCTTCTGAAATATAGATTTCTAAATGGATCATATATCGAGTTTTTTTCTGTTGAAGATTCAAGTAAATTACGAGGAGCAAGAAGAGATATTCTTTACTGCAATGAAGCAAACAATATTTCATTTGAAGCATTCAACGAATTATCTGTAAGAACAAAAAAGGAGATATATTTAGATTACAATCCTGCAAATGAGTTTTGGGTACATGAGAACATTCAGAATGATCCTGATGCTGATATGATAATTCTAACATATAAGGATAATGATGCATTAGATAAGCGAATAGTTAAGGAGATAGAGAAGGCAAAGGAGAAAGCAGAAACAAGCGCTTATTGGGCTAATTGGTGGCGAGTGTATGGATTAGGGGAAATCGGACGATTGCAGGGCGTTGTTTTTTCTAATTGGAAGCGCATTGATAAGATTCCAACAGAAGCAAAATTGATTGGATTAGGAATTGATTTCGGTTATACAAACGATCCAACGGCTATTGTTGAGGTTTATAAATGGAATGATAAACGAATAGTAAACGAATTATGTTATCAATCAGGATTAGTAAATTCAGAGATAGCGAAGAAACTGCCTGATGGTTTAATCTGTTATGCTGATTCGGCAGAACCAAAATCAATTGCTGAGATCAGAATGCATAACAAGATGATTAAGGGAGCAGCAAAAGGAAAGGATTCAATTCTGCATGGAGTTCAATTGATGCAATCTCAGGATTACCTTGTAACATCTCAGAGCGTTAATCTGATTAAAGAACTTAGATCATATATTTGGGATGTAGATAAAGCAGGAAAAACATTAAACAAGCCAAAGGGCGGATTAGATCATCTCATTGATGCATTGAGATATCATGAAAGCGAATCATTAGGCAATAAGAATTACGGACAATATTTTATTAAATAATATGATGATTGATTTATATAAAGGAGACTGTTTAGAAGTAATGAAGCAAATTGAAAGCCAAAGTATTGACGCTATAATAACAGACCCGCCTTACGGAACTACTGCGTGTAAATGGGATAGCGTGATAGACTTTGAATTAATGTGGGAACAGTTAAACAGGATTATTAAGCCAAACGGTGCTATAGTGTTGTTTGGCTCAGAACCTTTTAGTTCTGCTTTACGTATGAGCAATATTAAGGACTATAAATACGACTGGATATGGGAGAAACAACAAGGCGCAAATTTTGCTAATGTTAATTATCAGCCCTTTAGAGTAAGCGAGAATGTATCTGTGTTTGGTAACTTTGCTACTTCATTTAATAGAAAAAAACCAAAAAATTATAATCCTCAAAAAACAAACGGAAAGCCCTACTCAAGTGTTTCAGGAAGTCAAAAGCATAATACTTTGAATAATGGAAGCGCCAAAAATGGTAATTTTAAGACTAATAGCGACGGTAAGAGATACCCAAGAAATATAATAAAATTTTCTCATGATAGAGACAAACACCATCCAACGCAGAAACCTATTAAATTAATGGAATACTTAATAAAAACATACACTAACGAAAACGAAACAGTATTAGATTTTACAATGGGCTCAGGAAGTACAGGAGTGGCCGCAAAAAATTTAAAAAGAAACTTTATAGGAATAGAGCAAGACGAAAAGTATTTTGAAATAGCAAAGCAAAGAATAAATAATGCAACTAACTTATTTAGTTAAATAGTACAAATCCAAAAAAATACGTTTATATATTATGGAAACTAAAATTAAAATTCCAACAGAATTAAGCGAAATATCATTAGGAGATTATCAGCGCTTCGTTGATGTATCTGAAAAATCAAATGATGATACATTCATATTTGAGAAGATGGTTGAAATATTCTGCAATATTCAATTGATGGAAGTAATCCAAATCAAATGGACGGATGTTCAATATATAGCAGGAAAGATTACTCAAGCATTTCAGAAGAAGCCTGAATTTAAGAACAGATTTAAAATCAAAGATATTGAGTTCGGATTCATTCCAAGCCTGGAAGACATCAGTTTCGGAGAATTTATTGATATGCAAAATAACATTGATAAGATTGAAGATTTTCACAAAGCAATGGCGGTAATGTATCGACCAATAGTTGAAAGCAGAAAAGATAAATATTTGATTGAGGATTATGTTTCTTCGGCTAATTATGCGGAGGTAATGAAATTTGCTCCTGTTGATGTTGCATTAGCAGCAAAGGTTTTTTTTTGCGATTTGCAAAAAGAATTATTGAGCAGTACAATTATTTATTTGAAAGATCTGATGATGAAGGAGGATTCGGAGAGTTTTCGGAAAGAGTTCAGTTTGCAAAACAATGGGGTTGGTATTCAAGCGTTTATGGAATCGCAGGTGGAGATCTACAGAAATTTAGAAGCGTTACAAAATTGCCCGTACATGACTGCCTTACCTTCCTATCTTTTGAAAAGCAAAAGCGAAATATCGAGAATAATGAGATACAACGACAATTAAAAAAACCTATTTAAATGAGTTATTATAATATATTAAATAAGATCAAAACAGAATTAGATGCTGATCCTTTTACAAATACAACAACAGAAGGAGATCTTAATTCAGTTGATTTATCTAAACAAACCATTTTTCCGCTTACGCATATTATAATAAATAATGCAACATTCAGAGGAAATGTTATTCAATATAACATGAGCATCTTAGCAATGGATATTGTTGATTTTGATAAGGATGAAACAACGGATAAATTCAGAGGTAATGATAATACTCATGATATTTTTAATACTCAGATATCTCTTCTAAATAGATTATATGAGAAGTTAAGAAGAGGAAATCTTTACGATGATAATTATCAGGTTGATGGAGATCCAACGCTTGAACCATTTACTGACAGATTTGAAAATACTTTATGCGGGTGGACATTAACAATGAATATATTAATTCCTAATGATATGACCGTTTGCGATGTTTGATAATACTGAAATATTAGAAACGATTGAGAAATTCAAGGCGCTTGTTATTGAAGAAGCAAAAGGCAATCTTCAAAAAATGAATAAAGATACATCAGGCAAATTATCTAATTCAATAAAAGGAGAAACAAAGGTAATGAAGAATTCAATCAGGATTTCATTTGATATGGAAAATTATGGATGGTTTCAAGATTTAGGAGTTAGCGGAAGAAGAACCGTAAGAACAGATACTCCATTCAGTTACAGAACGCAGCCTCCTCCATCAAGAGCATTAGAGAAATGGGCAAAAAGAAAACAGATAAAAGGAAGAGATAAAAAAACAGGAAGATTTATATCTTATAAAAGCCTATCATATTTGATTGCGCAGAGCATTTTTAGAGATGGAATCAAAGCATCATTATTCTTTACAAAGCCATTTCAAAAGCATTACAAAACATTAGGAAAAGAATTACAAGAAAAATACGGATTATCCATGATAAAATTATTTGATGATATCATGCAGGAAAGTTTAAAAAAATTTAAAAACAATTAACAATGCCAAATATATTTGCAAGATCTCCATATATTATTGAAGTAGATGAAACGTCAGTTGTTGGATCGCAGTTAGATCTAACTTTTTATTATCCTGGAACATCGCCAGGAACTGCCCAATATACGCTTAATAAAAAAATTCCTGCATCTAATAATCTGAAGATGTATTATGATATATCTCCATATTGCAGGGAATATTTAAAGTTTACAACAAGGCAAAGCATAATTGGAACGCTTCCAACAACAAGCGGAATTGTTGCAAGTAATAACGATCAATATGTATTATTGAGAGTTCAGAGATATAAAGAAACAACAACAGGCCAATTTGCATTATTAGATACAACAACATATTATTGTTTTGATGGTTATGGATATTATTCAGAAGGCAGCAATCCAACAAATGCAGATTATATTTTTAGCGGATCTAAATATGCAACATTAAAAGAAGGAACATATAATTATAAATATTCAGCGCTTGGAAATCCAACAGCAAATGCAGATGATAGAGCAGGAATTTTAGGAGTATTCGGCGCATCAACTTTAGATTCAGTTAAATATACAGATCTTGTAACAGGATCATCAACAACATTTACAACTCCTTTTGCAAGCGCGCAAATTTTATACGATGTCCCAAGCGTTTGGGCAGGATATTATGCTAACGGAAATAAGTTGGAGATATGGCAAAACATAAGCGTTCCTTCAGCAGTTCTTTTAGGAACATGGATTTTTAAACCTGTATGCGAACCTAAATATACTCCTGTAATGATTGACTTTGTGAACAAGTTTGGATATTGGCAAAGGGAGTTCTTTTATAAAGCATCCAGAGATAGCATAAGCGTTCAAGAAACGGAATATAATTTGATGCAATCTAATTCATTGAGTTACTCAACATTAGAGGGCCAAAGAAGAGCATTCAATATCAACGGCCAAGAATCAATTGTTTGCAATACAGGATTCGTTGATGAAGGTTATTCAGAAACAATTCAGCAGATCCTATTATCTGAAAAAATATTATTAGATAATTTGCCTGTTACAACATCAACTAAAAGCATTGACAAGATAAAAGGAGTAAATGCAGAAAAGCCAATCAATTATCAGATCAGTTTTAAATATTCCTTTGAGGCAATTAATTCTGTAATATAATGAAAAGAAGCATTCAAATATATGTAGAGGGAGTTAAGTTAGATTTATTCAATGATGAGCAGATTCAAGTTAATTCCACGGTTCAGAATATATCTGATATATCCAAAGTATATTGCGATTTCAGTCAGTCTTTTTCTGTTCCTGCAACTCCAAATAATAATAAGGTATTTAGCCATTTTTATAATTCAGAGGTATTCAAATATAACTCAACTCAGTTTGATGTTAATGTAAGAAAAGATGCGCAGATTGATATTAATTTAACGGCATTTAGAACAGGTAAGATTCAACTTGAAAAAGCAAATATAAAAAAGGGTAAGCCTGAAAGTTATCAGATTACATTTTACGGAGATATCACAAGCCTTAAAGATAAGTTTGCAGAGGATCTTTTAGGAGATGTTGATCTTTCTTCTTTAGATCATCTATATAATGGAACAGAAGTATTTAATAGGATAACAGATAACTCAACTAATTATGAAGTTAGATATCCATTAATCAGTTCAAAAAGAAATTGGGTTTATGGAGGAGGATCAGCAGATGACATTACAGATTCAACAGGCAGGATTGATTATCTTGAATTATTTCCTGCGGTTAAAATATCATCTCTTTTTAATGCAATTGCATCTCATTATGGATTGACTTTTAACGGAACATTTTTATCAGATCAGAGATTTACGGATTGCTTTTTATGGGGAAAAACTACAAACGCTAATACGCTTGATTTCATAACGCAGCCGCAAAGAGTTGATTTTGTTTTAGGATTTGCAGATGGAGGAGTTATCAATGTTCCATTTGATTTTGCAAATGATACTCTTTCATATTCTGATCAATTCTTTTTTTTAGCAAATACATCTTATCCATCTCCATATTTTAACAGAAGATTCAGAACAAGATTTACAATATATGATATATCTTCAGCAACTGCAACATGGTATATTGATTTATATAAGGATGGAGTATTATATTCAACAACGCAAGGAACAGGAAACTCAACGCAAACATATACGCTTTTAGAAGAAGCAGCAGCGCCAGGATTAAACACAACTTTATATATGGAGGTTAGATCATCAGAGCAGATGAGTTTTAAAACAAGAGTTTATTGCGATGAATTATATGATTACAATGATACATCAACAACAGGAGTTCCTATTATTTCAACTGATGTTTTTACGGTTGCATCTTATGGGCCTTCGCAAACATTAACAGGAAATTCTAATTTAGCAGGATTAGTTCCTGAAATGAAGGTTGCTGATTTCTTTTCAGGCATCTTAAAAGTTTTTAATTTAACTTGTTATGGAACGGCTGCAAATACTTTTCAGATTGAACCATTGGATATATGGTATCAAGTAGGAGATATTCATGACATAACTAAATATACAGATATTGATTCAATCGATGTTGATCGAGTTCCTTTATACAAAAGGATTAAATTGAAATATCAAGAAAGCGATTCAATTTTAAACAAACAATACAAGGCATTATTTCAAAAAAATTATGGAGATGATGATCAGGATTTTTCATATGATGGAAGCGAATTCAATGTTGAATTGCCATTTGAGAATTTGATGGGCCAAAGATTTGATAATACTACAACGCAGGTTGCCTATGCATTAACTGAAAATTTAGATCCATATACTCCAAAGCCATGTTTATTTTATATGTATGAAAGGCAGGCAACAGATGTAAAATTATATAATGGATCATCAGTTGTTGATTTGGTTAATTATATGCCATTCGGCCAAGATCTTCTTTTTAATGGAGTAGATAATTACTCTTTAAATTTTGGGCCTGCAATGAGTACGTTTTTATTGCAGCCTGTTCAAGATGGATTAACGAAAACCTATTACATTAGTTATCTTCTAAATTTATATGATCTTCAAAACAGATTGGTTTCTGTTAAAACGCAATTACCGATTTCTTTGCTTACTAAATTGAGATTAAATGACAGGCTAATTATCAGAGATAAGCGATACGTTATAAATGAGATGAAGAGCAATCTAACATCAGGAGAAGTCAATTTTACATTGCTTTTAGATTTCAGAGATGTATTGCCTGTTACAGTTATTCCATCTCCTTCAGGAGCAGGATGCGTTGATGTTCCTATAAATCTTCCAAATGGAGTTTGTTCAGCAGCAATTGCAACATCAACTCCAGGAGTAACAATAACTCCTTCATCAGTTACATCATCTCAGATCATTGAAGTATGCGTTCCTGCAAATGCTAATCCGCAAACTTTTATTGTAACAGAAGATACTAATTTATTATTTCCGCCTATTCTTTATAAGTATGTAAATACGGAAGATAATTTTAGAATAGTAACAGAAGGAAGCGCAAATCAAACAATAGTTTTAACCGTTACATTTACATATTGCAACGGAGCAGTAGATGATCAAACAATCGTAATTCAGCAACCATGATAGAAAACATAATGAATATGCTCAAATTAACGGAGCATTTAGGAGAAACAGATAACATTGAAATAGCCAAAGGAAAGTATAAACTTTATTCAGGAATTAAGGATATATACAAACAAGAAAAAAGAAACAATCATTTTAAAAAATTGAAAGATGGCAGAAAATTATAATCTTAATTTTGATATAAACTCAAACGGAGTTAATGACGCAGAAGAAAAATTCCTGGCATTAGGTAAATCTATTGATAAAGCAAGGCAGGAACTTGATCAAATGCGAGATGCTAACGAACAAGGATCAGCAGCATTTCAGCAACAGAAGCAAGAACTTGAACAAATGGAAAGCGCCTTTAGAGATCTCAATAAAGAGATGAAAGGAGTTGATGCAACATTTGAAGAAGTTTACGGAGAAGTTCAGCCATTAACAACTGCATTAGGAGAAGCAGAAGATCGGCTATACCAATTAGCATTAGCAGGAGATACAACATCAAAAGAATATCAAGATCTTTTAGATAAAGTTACAAGATATAGAAAAGTTCAAATTCAAACAGATCAAGTAGTTGATGCATCTGCTACAACATTTAGTCAAAAATTAGGCGGAGCGCTATCAGGAGCAGCAGGAGGATTCTCAGCAGTTCAGGGAGCAATGGGTTTATTTGGCGCTGAATCAGAAGCATTAGAATCAACTTTATTGAAGGTTAATTCAGCAATGGCATTGGCTCAAGGAATTGAAGGATTAAAGGAAGGCGCTAAAAGTTTTAAATTATTAGGATTATCAGCAACAAAAGCATTTAAAGGAATGAAAGGCGCATTTCTTGCAACAGGGATTGGAGCGTTTGTTGTTACTTTAGGAGTTGTTGTTGCTTATTGGGATGATATAAGCGAAGCAATTGGTTTTGGAACAGATGCAGTTGAAGATCAAGAGGACGCAGTAAAGAATCTTCAAGAAGAAACTAAAAAACAACTTGACATCATGAATGATATAGTAAATAATAATCAAAATTATATCAACAGGCAAATAGATCAAATAAAAAACGAAGAAGAAATAAAAAATTTACAAGCGCAGGGCGGAGACAATCAAGAACGCATAAACGAATTGCAAAGAGCGAACATACAAATAGAACTACAAAATTTAAGGGTGCGCCTTGAAAGCACAAAAGAATTATTGACGCAAACGGAACTGCTTGAATTGCAGGGCCAAATTTACCGCAAAGAACAAGAACTGCAAAGAACAGAAATTAAAAAAACAAGAAGATCTCACAGAAGCCATAGAAGAGCAGTTAAAAAAGAAATGATTTCAGAATTGGATTTTGCTCGAATGATTGAAGATTTGAAATTAGAACAATTAGATGCATCAACAGAAAGCGAAATTGAAAGATTAAACGTTAAATATGATCGCATTATTGAAGATATTAAGAGAAATGAAAAGTTAAAAGAGGAACAAAAAACTGCATTAATTAATGAACAGGAAAAAATCAGAGAACGACAATTATTTAAAATACAAAGAGATGGATTGAATTCTGAATTTACAATGAAAATTCGCAAAACTAAAGAAATTGAAACTGCAAAAACAGAATTAATCATTGATGAAGAAAGAATCAGAAATGCAGAGATTGAAAGATTGGCAGTTGAAAGAAGAGAAAAGGCAAAAGAGAATGCAGCCATAATTGCGCAGATGTCAATCGATGGTTTAAGATTGGTTTCTGATGTTGCTCAACTATTTGCAGGTAAAAGCGAAAAAGCAGCAAGAAGAGCGTTCAATATAAAGAAAGCGGCAGATATTGCAGAAGCAACAATGAGCGGATATAAAGCAGTATTATCAACTTATGCAAATGCTCCAGGCGGCCCTGTTCTTAAAGGTATTGCAGCAGGTATTGCAGGAGGATTCGCAGCGGTACAAATTGGAAAGATAGCATCAGCCCAATTTCAAAGCGGAGATTCAGGAGGAGGAGGAGATCTTAATTCTGATATTCCAACAGGAGGAGATGTAGCAGCAGCAGCGCCGCAATTTAATGTTGTTGGAGATACAGGCGCATCTCAGTTGGCCCAAATTCAGCAGCAGCCAATGCAAGCATTTGTTGTTTCAGGAGATGTTACATCAGCGCAAAGCCTTGATCGAAACAAAATACAAAACGCAACAATCTAAATTTTATACGTTAATATACCATGAAAATAATTGAATTAATATTAAATGAGGAAGATGAGAAATCAGGAATTGATGCAATTTCTGTAGTTGAATCTCCTGCAATAGAAAGCGACTTTATTGCTTTAAATAAGCATCAGATTGAATTGAAAACAATCGATGATGAAAAGAAGATCTTGATGGGATTGGCATTAGTTCCAATGAAACAGATTTACAGAAAGAATGAAAAAACTAATGAAGAATACTACATATATTTTTCTAAAGAAACTATCAGAAAAGCAAGTCAATTATTCTTGAAAAATTCTAATCAGAATAATGCAACATTAGAGCATCAAACAAAAATAGATGGGATGACAATTGTCGAATCCTGGATTGTTGAAGATGCAAAGAAAGATAAATCTGCATTATATAATTTTAATGCTCCTGTCGGTTCTTGGATGGTTAGCATGAAAGTAGATAATCCTGAGATATGGAAAAAAGTAAAATCAGGAGAAGTAAAAGGATTTAGCATTGAAGGGTATTTCGCTGAGAAGGTTGAAGCAAGCAAGCAAGAATTTAAATCAGTTGTAATTGATGATGATCTTGCAATTATAGATGATCGGATTGCATATTCAACTAAAGAAAAAGCAATCCTTGTTTCTAAAGATATGGGATGCGAAGGATATCATGAACACGAATTTGAAAATAAGGTTTGGTTTATGCCATGCGAAACGCATGAATTAAATGAACAGATTCCAACTATTGATTTGAAAAAACCATGTCAAAGCGGATACGAAATGATTGGCTTCAAAAGAAAAGGAGGCCGCAGAGTTCCTAATTGCGTTCCAATAAAAAACTCAACTGAATTAGAATCTTATGCAGATTATCCTGATGCAGTTAAGAACAATGCCAAAAGAGGAATTGAACTTAATGAAAAGAACAATAATAAATGCGCAACGCAAACAGGCAAAGTAAGAGCGCAGCAATTAGCAAATGGCGAAGCAGTAAGCGAAGAAACAATCAAAAGAATGTATTCATATTTAAGCAGAGCGAAAACATATTATGAAGATGCTGATACAAATGATTGCGGAAATATATCTTATTTACTTTGGGGAGGATTGGCAGCGCTTAGATGGAGCGAAAGCAAGTTAAAAGAGTTGGGCAAATTAGAAGCAGCCAAACAAGAAAGAGATCAAGAGATTATTGCAGAGTTAAAAGACTTAATTTTAGATTATGAGAAAAAACGAAAAAAGAAAAAAAAGAAGAAAAAACGCTACACCAAGTAAAACATCTCCTCAAGGCGGAACAAGGGGATGCCTTTGCGAAGATAATACTTATCATCCTGAATGTTGCGATGGAACAATCCATGCTCAAGGAATAGGCAAAATTTAGAGAAAATCCGACAGAAGAAAAAAATTACGTTTATTAGAAAAAAGGAAAATTAAAATGAATACAACTGAAATATTAACAAAGATCAAAACTCTTTTAGGAGTTGAAGCAGAAGAGGTTTGCCTGGCGCAAATGAAATTAGAAGATGGTTTAACAATCGTTGAATCTGATTCTTTCTCAGCAGAAGAAAGCATTGTAATTGTAACAGAGGATGGAAAAGTTCCATTACCTGAAGGAGATTACAAATTAGAAGATGGCAGAATGCTTGTTGTAAAAGAGGAAGGCGTTATCTTTGAGATTAAAGAGGAAGAGAAAGAAGAAGAGGTTGCAGAAGAAGTTGAAGAAGAAGCAAAATCAGAAGAAGAGGAATACATGGAGAAAGAAACATCTAATGCAACTCCTAAGAAAATTGTTGAATCAATAACTAAGGAATCATTCTTTTCAGAAATTGAAAAATTAAAAGAAGAGAACGAATCTTTAAAGAAAGAACTTGAAGATCTTAAATTAAGTTCAGTTGAAAAAACGGAAGAAATTAAAGAAGAAAAAACAGAGGAGAAAACAGAAGAAACAACTGAAGTTGAATTATCAGTTGAAGAAGAAGTTAATCCAATTGTTCACAATCCTGAAAACAAAAAAGAAATTGAAGGATTTAAATATGCTCAAAACAGAAGCGAAACAACTCTTGATAGAGTAATCAAAAGAATTAACAAATAAATAAATTTTAAATCATAAATTTTAAATAATGGCAAATCCAGTAACAACAGGAACATCGTATAACGGCGAATTCGCAGGTAAATACATTTCCGCAGCGCTTTTAAGCGCATCAACATTAGATAAAGGGCTTATAACAATAATGCCTAATGTTAAACATAAATCAGTAATTCAAAAAGCAGCATACGGAGATATCGTAGCAAATGCAAGTTGTGATTTTACTGCATCAGGAACTTTAACTCTTACTGAAAGAGTAATCGAACCTGAAGAGTTCCAAGTAAACATCCAATTGTGCAAAAAAGACTTGCATGACACGTGGCAGGCGGCTGAAATGGGCTTCAGCGCATACAGCGAATTACCTGCATCTTTCGAAGATTTTGTAATTGCTCATACAGCAGAAAAAGTTGCTGCAAAATTAGAGTCTACAATTTGGGAAGGAGCAGATGCAAACGCAGGAGAATTTGCAGGATTTTCTCACTTATTAAATAATGACGGAGATGTTGTTGACGTAACAGGAACAACTATTGATGCAAGTAACGTTATTACGGAGATGGGTAAGACAGTAGATGCAATACCGTCAGCCGTGTATGGGAAAGAGGACTTATTCATTTACGTTGCGCCAAACGTTGCGCGTGCATACATCAGAGCGTTAGGCGGATTCGGATCTCAAGGATTAGGCGCAAATGGAGTAAACGCTCAAGGTACAACATGGTTTAGCAACGGAGCGTTATCATTCGACGGTATTCCAGTAGTTGTAGCGCAGGGGCTTGGATCTAACAAAATGGTTGCAGCGCAAAAATCTAACTTATTCTTCGGTACAGGACTGTTAAATGATTCTAATGAGGTGAAACTTTTAGATATGAGTAACCTCGATGGAAGTCAGAATGTGCGCGTAATTATGAGATATACTGCATCAGTTCAAACAGGAATTGGCGGAGACATCGTTTGGTACAAAGCATAATAATATTCAGGGAGGGGAAAGTCTCCTCCCTTTTTTAACTTTTAAAAACTTAAATCCATGAGTTGTGACATAATTGGCGGACGCACTGAGCAGTGTAAGGACGCCGTAAGCGGACTACACGCTATATATATGATCAATTACGGAGATTTGGATATCCCTTCTGTTGTAACATATGGAACAGGAGATAATACAGATCAAATCACCGCAATAACAGGAGGAACAACAAGCCTGTATAAATTCGAACTAAAGGGTAATAATTCATTCGAGCAAACGATTAATTCAAGTCGTGAGAATGGAACAACATTTTTTCAGCAAGATCTTTCAATTCAATTAAAACGCCAGGATGTTAAATCTACAAAGAATATCAAACTGATTTCTTACGGCAGACCAAGAATAATAATTCACGCAAGAGGAGATCAGTTCTTCTTAATGGGATTAGATCAAGGTTGCGATGTAACGGCAGGAACAATTTCAAGCGGGTCGGCCTTGGGTGATTTTAATGGGTATTCTCTTACGATGACGGCAATGGAAGAATTACCTGCGAACATGATAAACTGTACAACTGAAGCAGAATTAGTTACGCTAATGGGCGGATCAGTTGTTGTAACATCTTCATAAGATATTCCTTTATCCTTATATTTCATATAACTAAAAACAAAGGGGGTTGTTCTAACTCCCTTTTTTTATTCCGACAATTTTGTAATTTTACGTTATCTTATTATGATAATATTAAAAGTCGATACTAATCCCCAAACATTTAAGTTCATTCCAAGATCCAAAACTTATGATGGATTATTCATAAGAGATGAATCGGAGAATATAGAAACGCAGATAACAATATCATCTTCATCATCTAATGATTATTATGAATCGATTACTGCAACATTTCATGTCGTTTCTCCTGCATTTACTTTGGTTGAGAATAGGTTTTATCGATTATTAATAAAAAACGGAACAGAGGTAGTTTATAGAGATCGCATATTTGTAACAAATCAAACTGATCTTTCTAATTATTCAGTTAATAATGGAGTTTATAATTCAAACTCTTCAACAAATGAATTTATAATTTATGAATAATAATACTCACATATTAAACTTGGCAGCATATGAAGCGCCTGAAGTAGTTGAATCAACAAAACGAGATTGGGTTCTTTACGGAGATGATAATTCTTACTTTGATTTCCTTATTGATACTTACAAAAATTCAACAAGCAACAACGCAATAATTAATAATATCTGTAAATTAGTTTACGCAAAAGGATTAAATGCCTTAGATGCTTCTAAAAAGCCCAATGAATATGCTCAGGCAATCATGTTATTTGATGCAGATGATCTTAAAAAGATTATTCTTGATTATAAAATGTTAGGGCAAGCAGCATTTCAAGTTCATTATTCTAAGGATCATAAGAAAATAATCAAAGCAATGCATATTCCGATTCAATTAATTGCGCCTGAAAAATGCAATGAAGACGGAAAAATCGAAGCATACTATTATTCTGATAATTGGAAGGAGATTAAAAAATTTCCGCCTAAAAGAATTCCATCTTTTGGAACATCTCAAGAGCAGATTGAAATCCTTTGTTTTAAGAACTATACTCCTGGCATGAAATATTATTCAGCAGTTGATTATGTTGGAGGAATTTCATATGCAACGCTTGAGGAAGAAATAAGCGATTACTTGATTAATGATGTTCAAAATTCTTTCAGTTCAACGAAGGTTGTCAATTTTAATAATGGCATACCTACAGAGGAGCAACAAAGATTGATCAGTTCTAAGGTAATGAATAAGTTGACAGGCGCAAATGGTCAGAAGGTAATTGTTTCATTTAATGCAGATGAGCAATCAAAAACTACAATCGATGATATTCAGTTAAATAATGCTCCTGAGCATTACCAATATTTGGCTGATGAATGCATGAGAAAAATCATGGTTTCTCATAACGTAACATCTCCTTTACTTTTTGGTATCGCATCAAAGAACGGATTCTCATCAAATGCTGATGAGTTAAAAGATTCATATATTCTTTTTGACAACATGGTTATTAAACCAATTCAAAATCAAGTAATAGATTCTTTAAATAAGATTTTGGCTTTTAATGGCATATCATTAAAACTGAGATTTGAAGAATTGCAGCCATTAACGGCTCAAGGAGATCTCACAAAAACAGATGAAGCAGAAGATATTATTAACGGAATTAATAATTTATCTCCATTGGTTGCAAATAAGGTTCTTGAAAATATGTCGCCAGAAGAGATTCGTTCATTAGTAGGATTGAAAAGCGCATTAAAAACAACGCCTGTTGAAGAAGGAGTTAATCTAAAGCATGAGCATATCTTATCAGATGAAGATAAAGATCATCTTTTAGAAAACTTAGAAGGAGAAGTTATTGATCTTGAAGAATGGGAATTAGTTGATAAAAGAGAAGTTGATGAGGATAATGAAAGTATTGAGGATTGGGCAAATAAATTAATCAAGCCTAAAAAATCAGCGCTTACAAAATTAGCAGATTTCGTAAAGAGTTATCCAAACAAGAAATCATCATTGGATAAAGATATTTATAAGGTCAGATATTCATATGAGCGAATTGCTAAAAGTTCTAAGACAGGAAAGAGCAGAGATTTCTGCAAAAGAATGGAAGCAAGAACTGCAAAAGGAGTTGTTTACAGAAAAGAAGATATTGATCAAGCATCATTCCAGGGAGTAAATAATTCATTCGGCCATAAAGGGCAAAATTATTCTATCTTTAAATTCAAAGGCGGCGTTAATTGTCATCATGTATGGAAAGAAAATCTTTACAGATTAAAGAAAAAAACGGATGGAGATTATTATAAAGATAAATCATTGAGCAGTTCAGAAGAAGTTAATTCTGTTCCTTATTCAGTTAATCCATCAGGAAACAAAGATTCAAAAATAGCGCCAATAAATATGCCTAATCGAGGCCATCATCCAAACTATAAAAAATAAAAAAAATGGCAGAAGCATTATTAATTTCAAGATCAGATATTGTTAAATTTACATCCATGAACGGATCAGTAGATACTGATAAATTTATTCAATACATTAAGATCGCTCAGGACACGCATATACAGAACTATTTAGGAACAGATTTATTAGAGAAAATCCAGGCAGATATCATTGCAGGATCATTAGCAGGGAATTATTTAACATTGCTAACTAAGTATATTAAGCCAATGTTAATTCATTACGCAATGATGGAGTATTTGCATTTTGCAGCCTTCAGCATTTCGAACAAAGGAGTTTATAAACATCAGGCAGAGAATTCAGTAACGGCAACATCAGAGGAGATTAATGATCTTGTTGCTTCAGAAACTAAAATTGCAGAGCATTATTCTCAAAGATTTGTAGATTACATTTGCAATAATTCAAGTTTGTTTCCTGAATACAATTCGAATAGTAACGGAGATATGTATCCATCTTCTGATGTAAATTACACTAATTGGTATATATGAAAAAAATAATAACGAGAAAGCCAAAGGCGAAAAACATTATTAAATTAAAAAAATATTTAAACAATTATGGCAGAAAAGAAAATATCAGGGCTAACTGCAAAGGGAAGTAATTTAGAAGAAACTGATTTATTTATTATATCTAAATCTGATGGATCAGGAGGATATGATACTAAATCAATAACAGGAGCAGAATTAAAAAACTTTACAATAAATACTCAAACAGATACTTATACATTTGTTCTAACTGATGCCAATAAATTAGTTGAATTAAATAATGCTGCAACAAAAACTTTTAGTTTGCCTTTAAGCGGAACGGCTGATTTTCCTATTGGCACAGAAATAAAAGTTGCTCAAATAGGCGCAGGGCAATTAAGAATTTCTGCATTGGCAGGAACAGGAGCGCAAACATTAAGATCATCAGGCGGCAAAACTAAAATTGCAGCGCAATATGGAGTTGCTACATTAATAAAAAGAGCAACAGATGAATGGTATTTATTCGGAGATTTAACAACTTAAAAATTAAATTATGAGCGATTGGGGACAAGGCGTTGTAAACAATACAATAGAATGGGGAAGAGGCGGAACTAACAATACGATTGATTGGGGAGCAGTTTATGCAGATTCTCCTTCAGGAGATACGGCATTGAATGCTGCAACATTTAGCAATACTTATTCAGTAAGTTTTGATGGCGCAGATCAATATGTTAATTGCGGAGATATAAGCGGATTAGATGGAGCAACGCAAGCGAGTTGGAGTTGTTGGCTATATATAGATGATAGCGGAGATAATTATGTCTTATCTCAATGGGATGGAAGCAGCGCAGCAAGCAATAATTTTATGCTATATGTTAAACCAAGCGCAAACAGATTTGATGTATATTGCGGTTCAAGTATTTCATTTAGAAGAACTGACATAACTATTGCAACAGGTCAATGGCATCATGTAGCAGTTACATATAATGCAAGTAATACAGCAAAGCAAAGGGTAATTTTATATTTAAATGGAACGCAATATTTACAAACGCTTTACAATGGTCCAACAAGTTTAAAACCATCGCCTGCAAGCGATTTTCTAATTGCTAAAAGAGGCGGTTTTGCATTTTATCCATTTGAAGGAGAAATTGATGAAGTAGCAATCTTTAATATTGAATTAAGCCAAAGCCAAGTTACTGCATTAAGTTCAACGCCAATAGATTTAACAGGTCATTCAGGAATTATTCATTGGTGGAGAATGGGCGACAATGATGGAGGAACAGGATCAACAATAACTGATCAAGTAGGAAGCAATAACGGAACATTAACAAATTCTCCTGTATTTAGTACAAACGCGCCAACATAAAAAATTATGGAATACAACAATTTTACATACGCAACAATTAGCATCGATGATTTGCCAAAAGTAGTTTTTAAAGAAGTCAATCAAACAAGTTTAGAAACAATTAGAAGATCATTGAATTTAACGATGTTTTTATTAAGTTGGGAAAGAACTCCAACTTTTATTGAAGATGAATCAATTATTCCAATAGGAATTTATGATCATAAAGAAATATTAGAAGTAATGCTAACTGATGAATGGACTCCAATAGAATCAGATGAAGAATAAAAGCCATATATATTTTTTTGGTTTAATTGTTTTTTGCAGCGCAATTTTAACAGGAACATCCTTAATATTAGGATCTCCTTATTATAAATTTTTTGGAGGCATATTAATAATTGGTTATACATTATTACAAATGTTAGTTGGAATAGAAAGAGATGAAAGAGAAAATATTTAATATTGGATTTAGGCAGTTTTTAAGAACGCCATTTAGTTTGATCTTCTTCCTGGCATTGATCGGTCTTTGTTGGTTAGGAAAATATTTGTTGGTATCAAAGGAGAATGTTATATTGGAACAAAAAGAAAGAATTAAGGATTGCGATGAAGAAAGAAAACATGATAAACAATTGCTTCAGGATCTTGTATTTGAAAAGAAAAGAAATGAAGAGTTAAACAAAAATTAAAATGGATAACAAGTATGTAATAATAGCAGCATTGATAAGTTTAGTTGGAGCATTATTTGAACCTAAATTAGAGGTAAATCACAATAAGCCAATTAAAAGCGATATAACGAACGAAGCAGAGCATTATATAGATTCCATTAGATTGATTAATGATAGTTTATTACATGGCCTTAAAATGGAAAATAAGGCATTAATTAAGGATAAGATAAAGTTAGAAAAAAAAATAAAAAGGTTAAAGCATGGTAAGATCATATACAGACAAAGAACTCCTCGATAGAGTTCAAGCGCTTGATTCATTTGATTCATTTCCTGAAGGATATTGGATTCTTGCAGTCAGAAGCAAAGCAGATAAGCCAAATAAATTTGATGATAAATTCTATATTTATAAAGGAGAAGAGTTTATAACGGTAACAACAGGAACAACAAATCCAGGAACAAGCATTCTAAAAGGCGGATTCAAAAGATATAACAGAGTAGGCGCTGCCGTTGTTAAATCCAATGAATGGTATTACGACATTTATAAATACGGATTGCATAACAGAAAGATGGAAGCATTGAGGCAGAGATCATCAAAGCCAATCTTATATTATAGAGATGGCGATATGGATGGAAAAAGCGAAGAGAAAGGCAAACTTGAAAGCGGAGTTATTTACACTAACTTTCATGGATCAACTTATAGAAAAGGATCATTATTAGAAAGAGATAATATTAACGGATGGTCGGCA